ATAGAGAGCAATATGCAGGAGGTTGTCACATACCTCAACAGCATCCAGTACCCAATAGCGGCAATCACGACGGTAACGGATCGCACACAGACATATGTAGACACACTGACGAGCATTAACCGCATTGAAAGTAATCTTGAATCCATTCGGGTGGCGTTCCTTACGCCTCCCGGCTATGGAGCTGCGGAAACTTGGACGAGTGGCAAAGGTTTTGATAATACGGATGCAATACGGCTTGAGAACAATATCAAGCTTTTGATGGATTACGGTTTACTTGTGTATCAAAGCTTCCGCTATTGCGGTGCGGCGGTATGCGGTGACATGGGAGTGATAATCTAATGGCTTATACGCCTACATCATGGAAAGATCGCGCGGTTCAATACGCAAAGCGCTATTTCCTTCGGGACAACGGCGGGAGTGACAAAAACCTTCTGCCGCCATTCAACGAGGGTTGGACACTTCATGAAAATACGAGGATGAAACAGGCGAACTATGTCGGCAAGGTTTCCGGCAGCACTACGGTCAACGCGAACATATCCAAGAATGCGGCAGCTAGTTCTTTAACGGCTCCCGGTGGCACATGGAACGCGGAAGAAACAGACGGCCAATATGCAACCATGACCACACTTAACGGAACTGTAACGCCGCATTCCAACAGCACGAACACTAATATGATTCAACAGTTATTCTCATTCGACCTCATAGAGCACGTCTTGCGCAACTACGGCTCTAGCGTCTTCGGTGCAGCTGTTACAACGCCTGACCGCGTTACGTGGCTTAAAGCGAACGTTGCAAAACTTATTCCGAACTGGCATGGCTACGGTTCAAGCCCTTCGGGAAATAAGGCGTATCTAGGTTTATGGAACACGGGCTCCTCACTATGGGACGGAACACAGAACCACACTTCCGGCAGCGTGACGAAACTGACACAAACATCAACAAGCATGAGCGTCCGAATTGACACGAACGGTTTTTTTCACATCATTGCTTACGCCGACGCTTCAAACGGAACAACCGCGTCAACAATCAACACGGACTTTATAGAGCTTGAGGTGTACATGGCAGCGGGGAGCATTCCGCAGGCCGACTACACGTTGGTTCTAAATTCAACGGCAGCAGACCAATATTCCACGTACACTTTAAATGCCACGCCTTCAACTAGTTACGCGTTTTCCATGGGTACTAACAAAGTGGCGAACACTTATGTACTTGCGCGGGAATTGGATTCTGTCGGGGCTACTATAGTGGACAGAACTATGTCAACGGGTTCTGATAATGTCGTATTTACCACGAACACAAACACGACGCAAATTAAAATATTTTTCGGCAACACGACAGCGGGCGTATACACTTGGATTAATCAGCAACTAGAATACGGTTCTGCTAAAACGTCATTCGCACCCATGAAGACCTACGACGTTACGCAAGCGCCGGGAATTGTGACGCAAGCGGGCACACCGTTAAATGCGGCTAATCTTAACGCGCTCGAAACAGGATTGCAGACAGCGGCGGCAACGATGGATACACATATAGCCCTACAAAATGCGCCAGTTCACGGCTCAACTTCGGCGGCTACGGCGAATAAGTTAATGCACCGTGACGCAAGCGGGCGGGCGAAGGTTGCGGCTCCTTCGGCTTCGGATGATATAGCTACAAAAGGTTATGTTGATGGGTTTGCGAGTATTGCGGGCACATACACGGGTGACGGAACAACAAACAGGGACATAACGCTCCCGTTCACGCCCACTCGTGTGCACATAATAAATAGTGCGACATCAACATACGCTGCATCCTTTCAGCAGAATTATGCAACAACTACAAAAAACGGCGTTGACTCAAGCAGTAATAACACTCTTGTTGTTGGCACGAATAAATTCACCGTCACCTATACAGGGGTAAGTAATAACGTCAATGCAAGTTCGTCACTTTACGAATACGTAGCATTCAGATAAGGAGGGCTTAAATGGTTGTATTTGAAGATGGAAATTACGAAACGGGCTATTGGTTAACGGCTGAATCATATCCCGAACGCGTTTGCTATGAAGTCGAGGAAGGTTCTGAACTGGCGTTGAAAATAGTGGCACTCTATCCCTTCTACACAATGGACATTGTCGACGGTGTTTTGGTTGATGTGACTGAGCGTGAGAAGACACAAGAAGAAATTGACGCCGAGAACGCGCCGCCGCCTAAGACAGAGGAACAGCTACGCATTGAGCAATTGGAATCAGACAACGCTTCTTTATTGCTTGCGGTTGCTGATTTGTATGAGCAAGTCATTCTACTTCAAGGAGGTGGCGCATAATGGTTGCTATTTACGTTCGTCTTATTGAACTTGGCCTTAAAACATTAGAACAAGTTCCGGCAATTATTCGCGACGCGGTTGCAATAGCTCTAGGCTCTTAATAACCAAGGTTTTCAATTATAGGGAGGTTGAAACCGTGGTTACTACGGAACAGCAATTAAATGAGATATCGCTAAAGGTCGGGCGAGTGGAGGTTCTACAGGAGATGAACGCGAAGAATATAAACGACCTTACAAACAGCGTTCAAAGATTAGTCGAGAAGCTTGAAAACTCTAGCGACATCGCGAGGGAAGCACTCGATAAATCGAAATCCGCACATCACAGACTAGACAGCATAGAAGAGGGCCAAAAGTGGCTATGGAGAACGATAGTAGGCGCAATCATAGTTGGACTACTAGGGATGTTCTGGAAGGGGTATGGAGGATGATGGAGAACGAGGTTTTGCAGATCGCGGCGCTTGTTGCTGCTTACGTTGGTGTTATTAAGGGGTTAGGCTTGCCGGATCGATTCGCGCCGCTTGCAGCGCTGCTTGTGTCTTCTGTTTTCGTGTTCGCGCCGGATGCTGTACAAGATAAAATTGCACTTGTTTCTATTATCGGTTTGACCGCATCGGGCGCGTATCAGTATGTTAAAAAGCAAAGCGGCGGCAAAGATGCCTAACTACGTTTACAGGGTGTTCGATCCTAAAGTCGATGTTATCTATGCGGCGGCGGTTACTGGCCTTACAGTCAAGGATATAGCGGTTAGGGAACATGCTGACGTGGCTATTAACTTTAGCTATGCGGACACGGTCAAAGGCGTTCCTATTGGGCGCCTTGTTATCGACGGCAAAACGGTTATATACGACATTGACAAGACCACTAACCGCGATGAATTGTATATGTTGCCGGACAAAACGTTGCACATTGGCAAGCATCCTAATCCTGTTTGGGCTATTCAAGGAACGCCGCGGCTACTTGAGAACGGCAAAAAAGTTATTGAAGCGAGTGTTAAGCGGGATAGAACATTGCCAGACGTCGCTAACCGTCCGGCTATAAGATCGGCAACGGGCATCACAGCAACGGGCAAGCTTGTTATAGTACGCACAAAGGACGCTGTGATGCTTGATGATCTCGCTGACATAATGCTTGACCTCGGATGTATGGAAGCCTTAAACGGCGACGGCGGCGGCAGTAGTTACATGTATCCGCATGATAACGGTTGGGGCCGGAAGCTAGGCGCGGCTTTGATCGTTAAGAAAGGAGTTGCACCAGTGGCAAAGAAAAAATATGTAGTTGATGCCGGACACGGCCCGGACACAGCGGGCAAGCGAACGCCGGACGATTCAATGCGCGAGTTTCATTTCAATTCCGTTGTAGCGCGGTATGTTCGTGACGGCCTTTTGCAATATCAAGATGTCGAAGTTAAATTCAGCCATGCAGACGACGGTTCGCGGGATGTGCCATTAAGTGAACGCGTAAAGATTGCGAATGATTGGGGCGCTGATGCTTTTATCAGCATTCACGCTAACGCGGCTAGTTCCGTTTGGGGGCCTGCACACGGCATTGAAACATTTACGTGCGACGAACCGTCTGCAACGTCGCTTAAAATGGCTCATGCTGTACAAGAAAAGCTGATTGAAAAGACGGGCTTAACGGATCGCGGTGTGAAGCAAGAGGATTTTACTGTTATCGCAAAAACGACAATGCCCGCCATTCTGACAGAGAGCGGCTTTATGAGCAACAAGGAAGAAGCGGCCTTGTTGAAAACGGACGAGTACCGCAGGAAGTGCGCCGGGGCTATCGTGGAAGGTATCGCGGAAGTGTTCGGCCTGAAAAAGAAAGAGGTGAAGCCGTTGGACACGAAAATCATCCCGGTTAACGTGGTTGTTTTCGGAAAGAAAATCGAAGACGGTCACATAATTAATGGTGTGACCTATGCGCCAGTACGAGCCATTGCGGAAGAACTTGGCGTTCAAATAGCTTGGGATCAAGCGACGAAAACAGTTACAGTGACGAAGTAAACTTATGCCCTAACCTTAATTGGTTGGGGCTTTTTTTGATTTATAAAACAAATAAAATAATGGTTGACACAACAAACCAATTAGATTATATTAGGTTTATCAAATAAACCAAAACAAGTGAGGGAGTGGTTGAAATGGAATTTTTGAACGTTGAGGAAATGAAAAATATTGAGCGTGGCGCGGTTGTTTTAATAAAACAGTTCGATTCTGAATTTATAGCGCGTGTTTGCGGTTGGGATCATCGAACTGGCGGACTTGATTATAATGCTTTAACTGGCGGCGGCAGCATTGCCCGCGAGGGGCATGTCATTAAAGTGATCGACACAAAGCTGTTTTACGAATCAGAAATATATGCAAAAGCTTATGCGGAGTATTGGGGTGTTCCATTCAAACCACAACGACCACTAAAAAAATAACGATTCGGCTCATGTTGGTTTACGGCATGAGCCTTAGGCAGTAAAACCTAAAGGAGACGATTCCATGAATAAAGTTATGGGGCTATCAGAAGTGGCGTTGCGTCTAGGCTGGAAATCGCAGCAAGTTACTAATTATTTGAATCGAGCAGAAGCGAAGGGCTTCCCGGCTGGTATGTTGCCGAAGCCGTTCCAAAGGATTGCGGCGGGTTGGTTGTGGCTTGCATCCGACATTGAAGAATACGCAAAATCGAAGAAGGACGTGTTAATCCTTAAAGGTAAACCATTAACACCGGAGTTATGCGAAATTCAATATCAAGCAAAGAAAGAAACGGAAAGGAAGGAACGCCCATGAAATACTCCGAACTAAAATCAATCATCCAAAAGATGCGCCATTTCGGGTACGTCCGCACGCAGAACGGCTTCTATAAGCGTTGGTTCTTCGGCGGGAATAGCTATCTGGGAATCGAAATCACAACGGCGCAAATCATTCGTTACGCGGGTTATCTGGATTTGTTCCTGAGACAGAAGGAGCAACGGTTGAATGAGGTTAGGCGTTCAAGCTACCGCAGCCGGGAGGTTTTTACATGATTCACATGGCTTCTATATTGTTCGGGCTGGCGTTGTTCTTATCGGTGCACAAGGATCAAAAGGAGCGTGGGAGGGAATGAACGACGAAAATAATGAAGAGGTAACATTCGGGGAGATTCTATTCGCTCTTACATTAGCGTTCCCCGGTACGTTTTTAGGTCTTTTGTTCTTCGGATTTATGTGGTTCGTTCTTGATTTGATAGGGGTGGCGAAATGAAACAACCTTCATGGGTTAAGCAGTTGCATGAGTGTAAGGAGATGACGGAAGGAACCGTAGTCCGGCTTTGCGTTGTCGCTGATTTGAAATCGTGGGAAGTTGTCGAGAATGCGGAATTTGGCGGGCAGGAATCGGTAATAGATATAAACTTTTGCCCCTTCTGCGGCACGAAGTTAGAAGCCGTAACGAAAGACCTAACATTTTTCGGCTGATTCCGTATATGAATATAAAAACCAAAATGAAAAGAGGATGATTAGTATGAGTAAAGTTAAAAAGCCATTTTATAAACGGGTTTGGTTCTGGTTGTTGGCAGTAATTACAGTGTTTGTGTTCATGGCAAATGCAGCCCCGGACGTTGAACCTACCGCGTCGGAACCTGTAACGCCAGTTAAGCAAGAAGCACCGAAGCCCGCTCCTGTAAAGAAAAACGATCCTGATATATCTAAAGCTGAGTTTGACGCAATTGAAAACGGCATGACTTACGCGGAAGTTGTTAAGATCATCGGCGGCGAAGGAGAGGTAATGTCCGAGATTGGCGTTAAAGGCGAGGAATTTTATACAATCATGTACATGTACGATGGAGAAAAAGGTTTAGGCTCAAATGCAAACTTTACTTTTCAAGATGGTAAGTTGTCGATGAAAGCACAATACGGATTGAAATAGGGGGTTGTGTATAGTGACCGAAGCGGAGCAGCTAAAAGGATTGCGGGCTTTTTATCGGGACATAATGAGTCTTTACGGGCAAGGGTTAGGAGTTGCGAACTGGCACCAAAACGGAGACATTGAACCTCTGGACAATTTCCTTGACGATGCTGACGCGCTTGTGCCCTTCATAGTGGAGGAATAAAGAAAAGCCCTTGACCTTTAACGGTTGAGGGCTTTTTTCTTTGCCTAAAAATAATTGGAAACATGGGCAAGCGCCCACGCATATACTGCATTATGTACAGCGGTACACGGTTTACACTAATATACAGGGAGCTGAGATGTATGGAGGTTATTGGGCCAGCGTTGAAAATTTTAGGAATTGCCATTGCGGCAGATTTGACAGGTAAAGCGTTAGAGGAGCGTGGGCAGGGTGGCAAAGTGGTTTTCGTCAAAGTCATATCGCATGTGGCGTGCGCTTATATTGTTTTGGATTTGTTGCGTGATGCTTTTTCTTATATGGTTCATGTATTGGGGGTAATCGGGTGAAACATTTATCTAATGTGGCGGGGCTGGCATTGGTAGCAATTTCTTTTTTCGGCGGCATGTATATTTGCTGGATTTTTGGGCACACTGTCGTTTCGCCCCTCGCCCGTTCTCTTCTTCTGCTCCTTCCCTCCTAACCTTTGCTGTCTAAACATTTTCGAAAAAACGAGTGATATCAAATGATTATGCTTGTATTAGTGCGGTTATGATAATGCGGTATATATTTTGTCCATAACTGCACTATGTACGGCTTGACCACAAAGGAGATGACCTGTACATGTTAATCAGTTCTACCGCACTAATTACTGCTAAAGTTGCGGGTATGCTGGCAAGCTCTTATGTAGCTTGGACCGCATACGCCACGATGCCGGAAACGGAAATGAGACGCAACATAAACAAGGCGTTCCGCGCCGGGAAGCTTGGGTTAAAGGTGAAGCGCGGCGCGGGCAAGGAGGTTATCCTATACCCAAAAATACAGCGGCTATCGGTTCGATTGGATAGCAAGCAGATCGTGTTCACGGTTCCGCTCGGCATGAATCCAAAAGAGGTATTCGAACATGATTGGCTATTCAGACAGGTGTTTGGGGAAAACATCGAACTTGACGGCGGCGTTAAGACATTTGCACTTAATGTATACAGGGACGGCATAGCAATGTTTGATTATGACGCGCAGGAGGTCGCCAAAACCATTGAAGGAATGCGTCTTCCTATATACGTCGGGAAGGGTCGGAGCGGGCACGTGGCGTATGACATGACAGAACACCCGCACCTTTTGGAAGCTGGCGAAACGGGTTCCGGCAAATCCGTTTTACTTCGGGCCATCCTGACAACATTAGTCCTATTTGCTCGGGATCGCATCGAATTGTATTGTGCTGACTTAAAACGGTCTGAGTTCCATCTATTTCGCCATGTAGCCGACGATGTGGTTTACGACGCATTAAGTCTAGGTCAAATCCTAGGACGCGTTAAAAAGGCAATGCGGAAGCGTGGCGACCTACTCAACAAATCGGGCGTTGCTCATATTGACGATTTGCCGGATGATAAGCGGCCTAAGTACATCGTGATTGCAATCGACGAGGTTTCGCTGCTCAAAAAAGACCCTTGCATGGATATCGTGGAGGAAATCAGCGCAATAGGTCGGGCGCTTGGCGTATACATCATTTTGTCGATGCAACGGCCTGACGCTGACGTGCTGGACGGTAAGCTTAAAAACAATCTAACCGTTCGGATCGCGTTTCGACACGCTGACGAAATAAACAGCCGTATCACAATTGGAAGTGGGGAAGCTGCTCATATTTCGCAAAGTCAAAAAGGGTTGATGATTCACAAGTTAGATGGCATTAAATACGTTCAAGCGCCATTTTTAAAGCTGGAAGCGGCCCGCGCATTGTTGGAACCATTCATTCCACCAACAGAACCGCCGCAGACGCCGCCTGATGACGATCCAAACGACGATGACGACAACATGGAATTAGGGGGGCTTCCATTTTGAACGCGCGAGATAAGGCCATTATAAGCGACCTAGAACGGTTTCGTTGTTTGAGCCGGGATGATATTGCAGAACTTCATTTTCCAAACGTGAAGAACGCAATCAATGAGACGAACAAAGTTCTGCTACGGCTTCGGCGGGAGGGAATCATAGGCGTGTCAAAAGAGCGCCGCAAGTATCTGTATTTTCCTGACAAAAGCATTAAAAAGGATTCGCAGAAGATCGGGCACTTTCTAGCCATTGCGGAATTTTACCGGGAGCTGCGGAAGCACGAAGCCCCGACGCGGTTTGACGTAGAACCGAAGCTAGGCGGCAAGCCATTCCCGGAGCCGGATATCTTCATGGCGTGGAAGCGTACGGCGTTCTATATCGAGATTCAGAACAGCACATTCACCCATACAGTCATGCAAGCCAAACTGAAACGATATGAAGCCTATTACAATTCCGGCGAATGGCAGCGGGAAGCGTGGCAAGGCGAAAAGAAGCTATTCCCGTTCGTCTGGATCGTAGGCAAAGGCAATTACAAAACGGACGGCTTCCCATACCGCATCTTACAGGGTGACGTAGATCAAATTTTGAGCCTGTACAAAAAGCCGTAATCGTGTACACTATAAGAGACAGGAAAATAACACATTTAGCCCTTGCCGTCCCCATAACGGCAGGGGCTTTTTGTTTGTCCACAAACCCTTATTGTATGCGTATTTCAGACAAATATACCTGTCCGGAATTATTTTGTCTAAAAAATCTAGGAAAAACTATTGACTCTAGTATTTGCTTATAGTATATTTTGGTAGCAGAAAGAAATTGATAGAAACGAGGTGAACAAGTGGGAGCGGTAAATTTAAAATTTATTAAGCATCGTCGGCAGGAATTGAAGATTTCGCAGGAAGAAATGTCCGACTATTTAGGATTTGGCGGGCGTAGCAGTTACGGCCCATACGAATTGGGTAACGCCAGCTTCAAAGCGGAACACCTTCCGAAGTTGTGCCAAATACTTAAATGTAGCATCAAGGAATTATACAAAGAAGGAACGCCGTTAAAGAGTTACACGTTTGACGAAATGCTTGAAGCTGTTAAACAAATTATCAAGGAGGACGTTACAGAATGAAAATTCTAAGAAGATGGACGCCGGAAGATGACGCGGAATTACTGGCATTCGTCGAAAGTGAATTAAGAATAGGTACATGGCTAAAAGATGCCTTAGAATTGCATTCAATTGTTTGCGGAAGAACACTTTCGGCGGTTAGAAATCGTTACTTTAAAATTTCTAAAACGAATGAAGAAGTTGAACCATACAGCCCGCCATTCAAGGGAGAGCCGTTTGAAGAACAAACCATTCATCATTCATTGCTTAGCGCTTCCGAATACATCATGGGTTTGGAACTGCAAAACGAAGCGTTAAGAAAGACGATTGACGACCTTTGGGAACAAAACAAAATGTTGAGTGAACGGATCGAGAAGCTTGAAACGTGCGAAGCTGAACTAAACCACTTACTTACGATCATCAACCGCAGCCGGAAAGAAGCTTTTGCCGGGGAGCCTGCACCGAAGAAATACAAGGTTGTTGATAACGTACCAGTATTTGAATAAAACCATTTGAAGCGGAGGAACAAGAGTTGAACATCACATTTAACGAACTTGTGTTGAGGAACTTTAAAAGCCATAAAGCAATCACTATTGTATTTAATCCAATCACGCGCATTTACGGAACGAACGGCGCGGGCAAATCATCAATCGGTGAAGCTATCACGTGGTGTCTGTACGGCGTTGATACGCTCGGCAATACACTTATCAAGGCATTAAGCCCCGAGCCTACAAACTATGATTATGACCGCGTAGAAGCTCATGTACTTATGACGGTTGACGGCAAGGAAATTCGTATTGGTCGGATGATTGAAAACGGAAGGCTTCTATACCGCATAAACGACGTGCCTAAATCAGCAACGGCATTTAAAGAGATTGTCGAATCGCTTTTCGATAAAACTCTTTTCTTGTCCTTATTCAATCCGCTGTACTTTTTTACGCAAAAGTGGGAGGAACAAAGATCGCAACTCCTGCAATATGTGCCGCAACCAACTAATAAGGAGGTGTTTGCAGGACTCGAAAAATTGCATGTAGACAAGCTAGAACCGCTTTTAAAGAAAAAGTCACTCGCTGACCTTGAAGCACAGCACAAGGACAACAAGAACCGCAAAGACAAAGACGTTCTTTTCTTGAGCGGACAAGTCAAAGCGATTCGGGACGATTACAACCAAGCGCCGGAATATGACGAGAACGCAGCTAAATTATTAACGGAAGAAGTCGCGGGTTTTGACAAACAGCTTCGAGTGTTGGAGCTTTCGTATGCAGAATCGAAAACCGCTCAAGACGAATACAACTCGCTCAATTCAAAGTTGAATGTCATTAAAACTAAGGCTGACAACATCAAAGAATCGTTCGGACGCGTTAAGGGGCAGGAAATCGCGGACACATGCGACAAATGCCAACAGCCGCTAAATGATGAAGCAAAGGAGAAAACACAACAACACATAGATGATAACCTTGCCAGCATGAAGACCGCTTATGACGCGTTGGTTGCTGACCACAAAGAAACTAAAAAGCGGCTTGGAGAAATTGCCCTTAAAGAATTTGACTATGCAGACATTCAAATTATCCAAGACAAGCGCCGCGCCATTGAAAATAAGATTTTGAAAATGGTTGATCGTTCCGCGCTTGCCGCAAAGCTTGCTAACGCCGAAGCCAAAGAGCAAGAAGCCCGCGACAGTCACAACGAATCTGTTTTAATCCTTGAAGCAATCAAAGCTTTCAAGGCCGTGGAAGCTTCGCTAATGGCTGAGAAGATCGCCGGACTATTCCCGACGCTGACTCTTGAGCTAAAGCAATACAACGCCGACGGAACGGACAAACCTTATTTCGAGGTTTACCAAGACGGCAAGCCATTCCGCAAATTGTCAAAGGCTGAGAGCGTCAAAGCTGGCCTTGAATTGGTTGACGTGCTTGTTAAGCAAAGCGGGATTGTAGCGCCTATGTTTCTGGACAATGCCGAAAGCATCTTGAGATATAAGGCTCCTGCGGGGCAACTTATCGAATGCCGTGTTGCAGATCAATCGCTAACTATTACGGAGGTGTGAGTATGGGACAGCAAAAAGAACAATGGACGCTATGGGCTTGCGGTTGCGGCTCGACAATGAAGTTTAACCACGTTGCAACGGAAGAGGAATACAACCGCTTCAAAGCTTGTGTATGCGGCGGCGAATTGGAATACAAAAACGATCTTACGGAGGATGAAATTTAATGACAAAACAAATTCAAGTAGCAGAAGAACTTAATCAAATCGTACAAATTGGCGAGTTCGGTGTTAATGAGCTTATGACCATGAAAGAAACAATAGGCAAGGATTTGAGCATCCCGCAGTTTAACCTATTCATGTATCAATGCAACCGCATGGGGCTTGATCCGGCATTGAAACACGCGTTCCCGATTCTATACGGCGGGAAGCTTGACAGCCGCGTTTCATACGAAGGTTTGCTATCTCTGGCTAAGAAATCGCAAGGGTATCAAGGCGTTTTTAACCAAGTTGTATGTGATAACGAAATTGATTCATTCGAAGCTGAGACGGACGACGAGGGCGTTTTCGTTAAGATAAGTCACAAAGTAAGGTTCCCGCGCGGCAAAGTTGTGGCGGCTTATTCCGTGGCAAAGCGTGAGGGGTATAAGCCTGTAATTATCCTTATGGACGTAGCGGAAGTTTCGAAGATGCTCAAGGGGCAGAATCAAAAGTTTTGGAAGATGGACGATGGTTCCCCTGACCCGGACATGTTTAAAAAACACGTTGGATTCCGTTCTATCAAAGCGCAATACGATATTGCTTCTGTTGTTGAAGAAAACATGGAATCACTTAATACGCCGGACAATTACGAACCGACCGAGCCGACACGACGCGACATTACAGCCGAAGTGACGGAAACGCCGAAGCAGGAAGAGTCGAAGAAAGCGCCGGAAACGATTCCAACAGACGAGGAAGTTGTGCGCGAAAGCATAAACGCCGCATTCAAACAGCTGGGCATATCCGGCAAGGAAGCGAAAGGCGCGTACATGGCTGAGAACTGCAAAGTCAAAGGCGATAAGCCGACGCTCGCGGAATTGAAAGGCTTGCTGAAAATCATGGAGATGGCAATCGAGGACAAGAACGACGGATTAGGAGAACTTGAATAGGAGGGGAAGTAGATGCAAATCAACCAAAGACATTTAGATTTTTTGCAAGAATCGCGCGAACACTTTTCCAAAGAAATTACTTGTCACACATACAACAACGGGGAATTTATTGCACTACGTCGCGGCCTTGACCGTGATTGTGTTCAAATATTCATACTTGGAGAAGAGATTGGTTTCTTTGCTCAAATGATGGACAAGTCAAAATTGCCGGGTGAATCAGCCTATGAACGTTAAAGTTTTAGCGTCGGGGAGCGATGCAAACTGCGTCTATGTAGGGAACGGCGAAACTGCCGTTCTCATAGACCTTGGCCTAGCAAAGACGAAAGCGGAGAAAATCCTAGTTGCAAACGGAATTGACCCGACGAAGATAACCGCCGTGTTGATAAGCCATGAACATCAGGATCATTGCCGGGGTCTTGCATTTGCAGATAAGTATAAGATTCCTGTGTTTGCCAGTGAAGGCACACTAAAGGCATTGAAGCGGGGTGACGGCATTGACGGCAATGTTATAAATTGCCCTACAGGCTTCAATGTCTTCGAAGATGACTTTATATTCGTTCACCCCTTCAAAGTCCACCATGACGCCGCCGAGCCGCTTGGATACGCCATTACAAACAAAGTCTTCAAGGTTTCGGTTTTGATGGATACAGGCAAGGTGACGGACGATATGATTCAAGCAATGTCATTTAGTGACGTTTATGTTTTCGAATGCAACCATGACGAGGAAATGGTTAAAGAAGGCGACTATCCAGACGTAACGAAAAGCCGCATCTTGTGTGACGTAGGCCACTTATCAAACGATGCCGCAGCCGCAGCGCTTGCTAAACTGATCCGGGGCAAGGGTGAACAGGTTTACTTAACGCACATGTCGAGCAACAACAACATGCCCGCTTTAGCACTCGCTACCGTTAAGCGGGCTTTGAAGGCAAAAGGATTTATTGCAGGACAACATTATCATATAGGAGTGGTTTAAATGCCAAGACAAAAGCCGGAGTTTATCAATTTCGTTAGAACAGAGTACCAATATGCAAATGGAACTTTTATTAAAGGGTTGCTCGAACACATTGACGCAATCGAGCACGAACTGAAAATATCCAAAGAGGACGAACAAGAAGCGGTTCGGAAGTATGGGGAAGCGGAGCAAAAAAACGATCGGTTAGCGGGCAACGTCGTGAAACTCACCTCGGAAGTTAGGCAATACCGCGCTGAAATCGAACGGTTACGCGCTCTAGTTGATGAAAAAGCGAAGGACGAACGGCGCATGTTTGAAGAATGCGAAAAGTTGCGCGCCGCTTGGCTGGAACTTGAAAAGCAAGTGCCTAAAAAGGTTGTGTTGCCTAAAGAGGTTGCGGAACGGATGGAGCATTGGCTTTCTCAAGGTTGTGATAAGTCGGGGTTGCTGTTTGACTTCTACCATTCCCCGACTGAAAAACGCCTTGTTGACAGGTATGGTATCGAGCCTGAAACAATAGCGGAAGCCCTGTATTACGGCTACACAGTCGAGCAAACGAAGGAGGAACGGCTGCGGGAGGGTGTTGTAGAACTATATCAAAAGTGGATGGAAGAACCTGTCGAGGAAGGTATGACTTATGATGAATCCTTGCTCAAGGCTTTGCACGGCATAGCTGACTATACGATAAAGTTCAACGCTGAAAACTAACTTTAAGCCCTCCATAGCGGGGGCTTTTTTCTTTGACTTAGTAGTATATCCAAGTGACGAGAAAAATATACCAAAAATACTTGACGCAGATAGACAGTTCTGGTAGATTAATAGACAGGAGGTGACACAAATTGATTAAGATAGATCAACTCGCTGAATTGCTACAGGTTTCGGATCGTACTATACGACGTTGGTTGTCGGAAGGCTTGCCGCATTACAGAGTGGGTAACGTGTTGCGGTTTGATTTAGAAGCGGTCAAAGAATGGATGGAGAACAAGGGGTGAGTTAATTGTCAGATACCCCGAAGGAAAACTTTACGCAAGTTCCTAACAGTGTTTTGGAACGTGCGGCGGCTCTTAAACTAAACGGAACGCAATTTCGCATCTTGTTAGTTGTTTGGCGGTATACTTTCGGCTTTCATCGAGACGGACACAGTTTATCATTAAGCTTCATATCCGAATCTATCAGCACTCATAAAAACATTGTACAACGTGAAGTGCAAGCCATGATCGAAAGAAAGGTTTTAACGTCTATTCCGGGTTCCGGTCGGAGAAGTCGAGTGATATTTTTCAACTCAAATTATGATGAATGGGATGGTGCTAGTGACAACCAATTAGTTGTCATTAAAGAAAATGACGATTTAGGCTTGAGACAACTAATTGGTTGTCAAAAGGATACCGTAGAGACAACTAATCAGTTGACCAAGAAAGAAAGAAGTTCTTTAAATAAAAAAGAACTTAATTATTTAAAAGATATGTCCGAAATGGAGGGACAAGAACCAATGGAGAAAAAAGAAAAAATCAAGTTCCTTGACACCGTGTTTTTAACTCAATCAGAGTATGACCGATTGTGTGAAGAGTTCAGCAAAGAAACGGTTGACCTGTTTATTGAGAAGCTGGACGAATGGCAAACCAATTTCCCGAAGAAAGCGAAGAAGGATCATAACAAAACACTTCGCGTTTGGATACGGACGGAAGCAACTAAAAGAAAGCAGTATCCGGCATTTCAAACCAAGCAAGAAAAGAACGCCGCGCAAATGGACGTTCTGAACATTTTGTACAAGGAGGGCGAAGATGAACAAGGACAAGGAGTATATACTGCACTTGATCGCGGAAAATGACCGACTGCAAAGAGCGTTTAATATTGTATCGAAAAGGAATTCAACTATTTTTTCGGTTCTTGACATTCTTAATGCTTGTACCGAACCCAGCGACAAAGCAAGGAAGAAGCTTATCCAATCTATTTTTTGGGAATTTGAAAGGAGGATCAGTGAATGAACAAGCAGGAAACAGCCAAGTTATTAGCGGTTATCAAGACGGCGTTTCCGAACTTTGAAATAACTGAGCTTGTCGCAAGGTTGTGGGTCGAGTTCATGGAGGATGTGCCATTTGAACGGGCTCAAATGAACTTGAAGTATCACATTAAGTCGAATAAGTTCCCGCCTACTATCTCTGACATAGTGCAATTAGAGCTTGGAAGCACAACCCATGGTGAAGCGCTCCTGCTAGAAGCGGCTGAACGTCTGGATCAATTCGAACAATGGAAAAGGGATGCAGTAGACCCGCCGGAAAGTTTGCTGAGACGAAAGCGGGTGACGCCGATTGAGTAACATGCTGTTAGAGGTTGAGACGTCCCTTCTAGGGACGTTGATACAATCACCTGATTGGATGGCTGATCTTTATATCCAACCGCAGGAGTTAGCTTGTGACGAGCGCCACAAGCTAATCCTCGCAACGATAGTTGATTGCTACGAACAGTACGACACGTTTAACCTTTTGTTTCTGGCTGAACGTTCCGGCGCTAACATTAACAAAATTGGCGGCATCACCTACTTGTCACAACTTGAACGGTCGGTTATCCCGAACGTTACCCACTTGGCCTATTATCAATCCATCATTAGAAAAGCTTACATACAGCGAGAATCCGCAGAAGTTATAAAAAACATGTACGAAGCAACAAAAGACGGTCAAGAACCTGACCCGGAATTTATGGCGCAGGCAAACGAACGGCTTGAGGAACTAAGCGACCTAGGCAGCAAGAATAAAGGTTCCGGCGTTGTGGATATGAAAGAACTGCTAGACGGACACGTCGAGGAACTGAACGAACGCCGGATGAATAACGGCATGATGGGAAGCCGAACGTTGAGCCGCGAAGTAGACAAGCTTACAGGCGGTCACAGGCCGGAAGATTTCGAAGTAGTGGCAGCGCGTCCGTCAATGGGCAAGACAGCCTACATTGTAAATGACGCTATCGAAAGCAAGAAAGATGGAAAAGTTCCGTTGATCCTTTCGGCAGAAATGACGAAAAAACAAATCATGGAACGGTTGATATGTTCACTCGCTAATCTCGACAACAACAAAATGAAAACAGGCATGATGGATTCAAAGGATTGGGAGCGTTACAACTACGCCGCAAACATTATCGAGCAAGGTGGGTTCCTTATCGATGATACGGCGGGTATGGACGTTCCATATATTCGCGGATTGGTCAAGAAGCTGATAAAGCAGTTCCCGAACCTCATTGTATACGTCGATTACTTGCAACTTATCAAGGGCGGGCGTTCATTCCCAAGCCGACGCGAAGAAGTGGACTACGTTTCCCGGTCATTTAAGCTATTGGCACGTAAGTACAAAATAACCGTCGTTGCACTGGCGCAGCTAAATAGGGGTGTTGAGGATCGGCAGGACAAACGGCCTATGATGTCCGACATCAAAGAGTCAGGCGGAATCGAGCAGGACGCTGACATTATAACATTCCTGTACCGGGATGATTATTATCACAAGGATTCCGAAGAAAAAGGAATCGCAGAAATCATTATAGCCAAAGGCCGGAATGTTGGAATAGGTACAGTCAAGATGCTATTCAAAAAAGAAATTGGAAAATTCATTGATATTGACCGGGGGCATCATGGCAAAAAAGCTTCCTGACCGCATCGAGACGTATGAAGAGTACGAAATACAGCTTGCGCGTTTAGTGGCGGCGGCAAAGGTGATTAGTGACCCGCTTCTGAGTGATGAAGATCGGGCGCGGTACATGGCGGCGTACAACCGCATTGACAAGTTGCTAGGAGACTATAGCGAGAGGATGATTGGGAAATGGGGATTTTTGCAGGAATAGGAAAAGGGAGATTTTTTGTTGATGGCGTGGAGGTTGGCGAAACGCAGACCGTTACAATTGACACTGATAGACCGGAATACACAACAATCAAGCTTCCGAACCTGATGGACATTTCATTGAGCGGAACTTTCGTTATAGGACGCCGGAACGGGAAATCTGGTCTTGTTTGGGAACTGATTGCAGAAGGATACAAAAGGTTCTTGCGAGCCGAACGAATCAGCAAGCAAATCCGAAAATCGAGCTACCGGAAAACAAAGTCGCAACGGCGCCGGGGTTAACCATGAAAAAGCCCGCAGCCAAGAAAGAAAAGTTCGATCCATTCTTTCAAACAGTGCCGTGGGAAATACATCAAGAAGGACACAAGATCATAGCCGAGGTTTTTCTTTTACCCTCACACGTTCGCGACGAGGGAGTTTACAAAGGGGTGAGTAAACATGAGCGTAATGCGAAGATTTGTCGGGGTTGATCCGGCATCGACAACGGGATTTGTAGCCATGTACGAAAATGGCGACGTAGTAAGGCAAAAGGATTTGACGGGCGTTGGTGGCATTGACCCTATGAGAATAACGACGCTGATAGACGAGATAGTAGATCATATAAAGCCCGGAGACGTGGTTTGCATCGAATCTCCTGCAATGAATGCAAAGGGGCAAGGCGTAGGCTTTATGTTCGGTCTAGCTTACGGCATACGCAGCGCACTATTCCGCAAAGGCATCAAGTATTACGACGTTGCGCCGACAGCCTTGAAGAAATTTTGTGACGCTTCCCGGCATCGATATGATGCAGACGGCAACAAGCTAGACAGCAAAGCGGCGGTTGCTGACGGTGTGTATGAGCATTGGGGCTATACGCATCCGAGTAACAACGTAACAGACGCGTACGTTTTGGCGCAAATCGCTTATGCTCTAACGTTAAGTGATTACGATATGATGGCGGGCAATTATAGAGCGTATCAGTGGGAGGTAGTTAAAACAGTTCTAAAGCCCGCTTCCGACAAGAAAGCGGATAAGAAAGAAGCCGCCAAAAAGAAGAAAGAACGGGCAGAAGCTAAAGCGGCGGGTGTGCCGACAGTCAAAAAGACGCGTAAGAAGCCCACAAAGCCCGAATTACGCGTTCAAACGTGGTTGGGGTATGATTGCTAGCCTTTAAAATTACAACGCCTTAAACGGGCGTATAGAGAGCGAGAAGGAGTACAAAGGTTATGAACTGGAACAAGGCAACGCGAACGCAATTATACGAAATACTTTATAGCAGCCAAGAAGCTACGCTATTTGATAGGATCGCAGCGAATGCCGAGCTAATGCGCCGGGGTAAAAAGCGCAGCGGCAAACCAACAATGCAAGGAAAGGAGTTGTTCAAGAGATGACGTTTCCGGCTGAAAAGGAACAAATGGTTTTGGATAACATGGGGTTAGTGAAGAGTCTAGCCAACCGCATGACAGGTGGAAGGAAAAACATGTTGGTTGATTTCGATGATCTTGTACAGGTTGGAAGCATGGGACTGATGCATGCGGCTAAACACTTTGATGAATCGCGGGGATGCGAGTTTTCGACATACGCTTATCGAACCATCAAGGGCTACATGATGCGGGAATACAGCCATAGAAACCATGTACGCGTCCCTATACACGTTGTCGATTTGGCGAAGGTTCTCAAAAAGCGGGAACAAACGGAAATGGACACAAGGAAAATTGCTGAATTGTACGGCGTTCCGCATACACGCGTTTTAAAGGCGTTGTACTATTTATCGCTTAACACCATTTCTGCGGACAGGTCGGACGGAGATTACGACGAGGGTTTCTATAACCTTCATGGGTTGGGTGAT